TAGTTACTCCAGTGCCAAAAACATAAGCATTTGGAACTCCACTTGTAAATCCGGCTGCACTAAACACGGTTGGATAACTGGGGTTGGTTGTCATTGATATGTCACCGCCAGTTAGGTGTGTAAGAGTAATAGTGCCGTTTGCATTTACTTGGGCTAGTACATTTGGTATGTTGGCTTTTAACACCGCAGTAACAAAATCTGTAGCTCCTGTACCAAGTATAGTAATTGTGTATGTGATTTGTGCACTAGTTCCTGGTTGGGTCACAGTCATGTAAAAAATTGAGCCGTTTGTGAATGTTGGCGCAGTTGCCGAACCAGTAGCACTGACTTGTCCACTCACTTGTCTTATTTTTGGTATGTAGCCAGCAAATCCCAGTTTACTCGCACCAACTGAGGGATCTTCTAAGAAATATATTGTCCCCTGTGCAATGTTGATACCACCACCACTGGGATCTAAACCATAAATTGCCTGAGCATCAGCCAAATAGGCTTGTGCTGCTTGTGTGCTCCATAATTGTGTAGTTGTATTGTATTGTTTAACAACAAAATTTGCGCCACCACCTATGGCTCCAACTTTGAACCACACACTGCCGTTTGGTGCAGCACCTGTACCTGGAACAGTGGGTGTACCTGCACTCCAAGTGTCGTTTGTTGTCCAATAAGGCACACTGGCGTAGTTACTGTATTGGAAACTTGGGCAAGTGTAAGTGCCTGCGGTTAAGCCTGTTGTTGAGATCAATGTAGTATTTCCTGCGCCATTATATGCGGTAGCGATAGTAATTCTTCCATCGCCAGATACTAGACCACTTGATGTGCTATCACTATACAGAGCCAATTGGTTGTTTAATACATCGGCTTTGACACCGGTAATGGCAGCACTGTTGATGTTTGCTGCAAATGCTGCCAGTGTTGTGCCGTTTAAGGTAACTGTGGTTCCATTGATGCTTAAATTTCCACCAGTTGACAAAGTTGGGCTTGTTGCAGTTCCTTTGATGGTAGGAGCACTTGCATGCCATTTTGGTGTGCCAATTAAAACCCAAGTGTTGTTTATGTTATTGGGGTCAATGGTGCCAATATCGGGACCAGCTTTGTAAAATGTACGGTTAGTTGTTGATGTTGTAACCACAGCATAGCTACCAACAGCTCCAATGCTTTGTAATGGAGTTGGTTGATTGGTCAAACTACCTTGCGTTGTCAAAGTTGTTTGTGAGTTGCTGGTGATTAGGATAGGTGTTTGCTCGGAAAAACTTTGAGTATCTGCACTCCACTCGTAAATACCCCAAGTTGTATCTGCTAGGTCAAACCAATATGTGCCATTTGCAACTTCGCCAGTGGGACGAACGCTGGTAGGAGCCAACTGATTCAAGTCAATATTGGCACGAATTGCGTACAATTGATTGCCTAGACCCAATGTTGAATAAGCAGCCATCAAGCCGTATTCATTTCGCTCGTCACCATGTAGCGGAGTGCCAGCACTACTTTGTTGGAATACAGGGTATCCCATTGCGGTGCTCAAGTCTCGCTGACTTCCAAATATTTGTAATTTATCTGCATTGGCAACTGTTGTGCCTGTGCACAATGCGCCATTTAGAGTTTTATTTTCTGCTGTTGCCAATATAACTAACGGTACGGTACCAACAGCGTTGGATACATACTGACTGTTGTCTGTTACGGTTATACTTGTTCCTGGGGATACTAATGCCATAGTAACTTTCCTTTTAAATACTGTTATTGATATTTATATAAAATAGTATTTTTCTGGTGTTTTGCATGCCCTTTGCAAAGGTCAGTCGCTAAATACCGTATGACACGTAAAATCTGCCCCACCTGTAATCAAACTCCGGTGGCTGTAAACTACATCAAAGAAGGAGTGACGCACTATCGCTCACGTTGCGATGCTTGTAGCCGATCCGGAAAAAAGAACAAAGAAATACCGGCTTGGTATCGAGCCGGTTATAGAAAAAAGCCGCAATGTGAAAAATGCGGCTTCAAGTTCAAGTTTCCCACCGAGCAGAGTGCGGTGTATTATATTGATGGTAATCTAAAAAACAACAATCATTTCAATCTCAAAACTGTTTGTTTGAATTGTGTGCAAGAGGTGCATAAGAGCCGGCTACCTTGGAAACCGTCCGCTCTTGTACCAGATTTTTAAGTTGCAAAAACAAGTCTTCAATTGACTCATTGTTGTCAATTTCGGCATCAAATTCTGTTCCAGCCCAGGCCGTTTCACTGGGATGTACTCCTAGAGTTTTTAAATTTTCTACAAATACTGCATCGCCTGAATTGGCACGTATTGCAACTGGGAACCAAGCAGGCAATGGACCACGTTGTATCCAAATTATCCTGCCGCCCTGTTTGCGTATTGCGGCTATCTCGTTGGGGAATCTACAATCAGTAATAACAATATTGTCTCGGCTGGTGCGAATTTTGTTTTCTAAACTGGCAATCCACATGTCGTCATGGAATCCTTCTCGGATAACTTCTGTGCCCCAGTACTGTAACACATGCCTGGGTGTGATGTTGCGTCCTAAACGTTGACTCCACCACTCGTCCGGTTGCTCGCGCCACTCTCGACTTTGTGTAGTTCTACCCTCAAGCATTTGGCGGTCCCAACCAAATACATGTGCTACTGCATCTTTTAAACTTGATGCAAAACTTTCTCTGCGATATCCGTGAAAGTTAACCAAATAATCAGCGGCAGTGTCTTTGCCTGATCCAATTAAACCACATATACCTATAATCATAAAAAATGCTCCCGTAAGAGCATTTTAATATAAATGTAACACAAAGGTCAAGTTATCCGGTTACCCAAGTTAAAGGTCTTCCGTTATCAACGTAGTTGACAATCTCGTATTCTAAACGTTCCATTTCGGCTTGTGCTTCGGCTACCATTGCAGCACCGTTTAAACTGGTTCCGCCTTGTGGGCCAGCAATGGTATTAAACTTACTGTATGCTTGCCCTAGTAGTCGTTTGGCAAATGCATAGGCGTAGTCTTGTATCCAAGGAAACGAAAAATTGTCATTCAAAATCATTTGGTCTGGTTTTTGATTGTCAATCCAAAGCAACACACTTTCATAGGGATTGGCTCCGGTGTCGTTTCCGGTTGTTCCGCCATAACCGTAAGGCATTTTACGCACGATAGTCAATCGTTTGGTTGCGGGATTAAATGTAAAGTTCAGTGTTCCGCCAAACATCTTCATTGCCAACTTCTGGTAATCCACAAACAATTCATAGTTTGTTAATCCACCAACACGCCCTGCCACCAACATGTATGTGTTCAAATATCCACTTGCAAACGGCTCAAATTGGCTGGCTGTAGTTCCTGTCACACTTCCAATACCGCGTCTAAATGCAGCTCTAACGTTCATGATTTCTTTAGGCAGTATGTATTCTTGAGTTTCAGGTAACAGGTCCAGAAAGCAATAGCTTTCTTCTACACTGTTTGCTGCTCGTTGTCGATATTTGACAAGTGCTTGATTGATCGCCATTTTGTAGTGCTCTTGTTCAAGTTCAACATCCACAATGCCGTCGCCCAGTCGCATGCGAATATAATCTGTGATTGCGGCTCGTTGTAGATCTGAACTGGTTAATGCGCTGGCATCATATTGGATCGGCCCCGGCCCTGTTCCAGTATTGGGATCGTATAAACTACCAGTAGGAATACTGCCAAATACACTTAGGTTGCCATCAATTGATTGGCTTTGATTGGGTACGCTATATTCACTCATGAAAAAATCCTGTTATAGTTTATTTATAACAGGATTTGTATGTTGAAGTCAGATTATACTGCTTTTAGCAACACAATCTCTGCGTTCATTCTGCCGTTTAACCGGCTCTCGGTAGCTTTAACGTCATCCAAAAACTTTCTCAGCTGAACTTTGCCAGCTTTGGCGAACTCTCTAAGTTGTTCTTCGGGCTTACGCAGGGTTTTGCATACGCTTTTAGATTCATCAAAGTTAATGATACTGGTACCTTTCACACTCAAAGTCTTGTATGCTTCTGCAACATACTTACCTAGTTTGCGATACTTGGTGTTGTAGATCCAAAGCTCAGTAGCACCGACTATCTCTGCAGGATTAATGCTCACAATCTTTAGCTCGGTATGTGTTTTAGCATACTTGAGTTTGGCAATTACCTTTTCTTTGCTAGGAGCCTTTTTAACTCTAGCTTTCTTAAGTGACTTCTTAACTCCGCGATACTGTTCAATCGCACTCATTAAGTTGTCAATCCAAGCAATCATTCGTTTAAAATCTGCTGCCTTGTAGTGTGCATAACCTTCTTTTAAGTCTGCATCTTTTTTGGCCATTGCCAGTTCAAGTTCCTGTTTACGAGCTTTGTATAATTCCTCATACTTGCCCAATTGACTTTGTACCACATTCTTGGCAACAAGAAAATCATAGGGCTTAAAGTCTGTTTTGATTGCTTGTGTGACATCATCATAAACACCTTCGATGTCACCAATGAGCTCGCTTGTTTTCTCATTCAAACGATCTTGAATTGTAGGAGCTCGATATACTTCTTTGACTTCTTCTACAACCTCTTGCACTTCGGGATCAGCGCCATCAATTGCTTTTAGAACGCACTCGTCCAAAAACTCAATGTGTCTAGGCTTTAGGGGCATGTTGGCACGAATATGTGCCATAATCAAACAACATGCCGTCATCGGAATACTACGATCACCACTGCGTTCAAATGCTTTAATTTGCTCTTTGTTAAAACGCTTGGTTTGTAAACGCACCCATTCTACAACATTTTTACGTGCATCTTTTTGACTGTAGTAATAATTGTAATAGTAAAAACTTTTTCTCAGTTTGTGGTCAAAGTCTGCATTGCTTAGTTCAATATCTGAAGCCTCCCAATCGGGCTCGCCTCCGGTGTACTTTTCATCGTGAAAAGCCGGATTTCGAACTTTGGTTTGTTTGGTCTTGATCTTGATGCCTGCAACTGTTGCCATATTTTCTCCCGTAAAACTATATTATACTACATCTTTAACAAAGTGCCAAATGTAAGTTGTTGTTCTAATACAACAAGAGCCTCGTCCAATTGACGAGCCAATTCTTCATATCGAACAGTGTATCGATTTCGGCGTCTGCATTCCACAAACTCCCCGTCCAATCGTGCCCACATTCTCACACAATTTTGATAAAGATCCTGCAGGTTGGCGTCGCCCAATCGCACTACAATAGGACGAGCATCTGCAATTCTGTTGTAGAGCATGGGGCTATGTGTCTGCATAACTGTAATTATACTAGATAAATCATTCCTTGTCAAATTGGGTAAATACACAATAATCTAGGAAAAGACAGTGGCAAGATTAAGTTTATGGAAAGATGGTAGACACACTAACGATTACAAATTTTTTGATCGTAGAATAAGTGAGATGTTTACTATTGGTGGTACTGGTATTTTACTACATAAATATCTGGGCCCAACTACACAAGGCGTACAATTGGCAACTACGGCAGCACAAGGTGCTCCGGGAGCAGTCATCACCTTGCCTGATACTTCTAAAATCAACATTGGTGATACTGTAACTGCGTCGGGAGTTCCGTTAAATAGTACAGTAATTGCCAAAAATGCCAGCACCATCACCATCAGCGCCAATACAACTTCAGCATTGGGCATTGGTATCAACATTGGAATCAGTCCCACAGCTGCACGCCCCAGTTATACAAACCAAAGTGAGCTAAACATACAAGACTTGCTTTGGCAAGAAAATCGTGATAGAAAATATGATACTTCGGTGTACACCATGCGCGGCATTTATCAACGTGCTGATCAAGACTTTGACCTAA